AAATAGCAACAAAGTTGTATTCAGTAGAGCAATTTAGTAAACACTCTGCCAGAAACAACAATGACTTTTTTTATGACTTTAAGGAAACAAAATGAATCTGCGTGAACTTGCTAAAAAACTTGCCATTGAACATAAGATGCCAAGAGCTGAAAAGTATGACTTGGTGCTTCGTGATTTTGATAATCAAGTTGAGGTTGTTGGTTGGGTACAAGATCCCAATTATGATATGAAGGATTTTCAAGGCAGAGAAATGTTATTTCCTAAAAGATGGATCACAATTGGAGTTTTATCTGCGGAGATTAAAATATGAAAAACAAATTAGTTACTTTTAGAACCAATCAAACAATTCTTGCTCAAGTTGATTGTGTTGATGACAAAACAATTATTGTCAAAGCTCCTGTTCAAGTTCTTCAACAGGTAATTAAAGAGGGTTTGCAATTAGGTTTTGCTCCATTTTTGGAGTATACAGTAGAATTTGATACAGGCATCAAGTTTAATATGTCAGACATTCTTTGTATTACCACACCTAATGAAACACTTGAAGCTCAATACAATAAATTGATGTGGGATAAGACACCCAATACTAGCATTGAAATTCCAAAAACAAAAACACAAAAAAAATCAAAAAAATGAATGAGTAAGTATTACACACACGTTCTATGCTTCGGTAATCACATTATGTATCGAGGCCTCAACAATGGTCGGAGAGTAAAACAAAAGATCGAATACTCTCCGACTTTGTATTTTCCTACGAACAAGAATACCGAATGGCGTTCGTTGCAGGGGGATGTGCTTGAGCCTAAATCATTTGGTTCTATCCGTGAGGCTAAAGAATTCATCAAACGGTATGAAGAAGTTCAAAACTTCAAGATGTTTGGGAACACCAGGCTTGAGTATGCCTATATTGCTGATACTCAAAAGGGGGTCATAGATTGGGACATTAAAGACCTTGACATAGCCATCATCGATATTGAAGTTGGGTCAGAAAACGGCTTCCCGGACCCAGCCACCGCCAGCGAACCGGTGACCGCCGTAGCTGTAAAAAGACTAAATAAAAGGTTAAGCGTTTACGGATGCGGGGATTTTGACAATACCCGTGATGATGTTGACTATATCAAGTGCCAAGACGAATATACCCTTCTTAAAACTTTCCTGATGGATTGGGAAGCAAACACGCCAGATATTATGTCTGGTTGGAATATTAAATTCTTTGATATTCCGTATCTTCACAATCGTATGCAACGAATTCTTGGGCCAGATTTGACCAAGAAACTATCTCCATGGGGTGGTCTTGCAGAGCGTGAAAAAATCATTAAAGGTAAAAAACAAACAACATATGAGATACTCGGCGTTTCTTGTCTTGATTATATTGAGTTATACCGCTGGTATGCTCCTGCAGGTAAGTCACAAGAGTCCTATAAACTTGACCATATTGCCTCAGTAGAACTTGGTACAAACAAATTAGATTATTCAGAGTATGATAATCTTCACCAACTCTATAAATTAAACTATCAGAAGTTTATTGAATACAACATTAAAGACGTAGAACTTATCGTAGATTTAGAAGATAAGTTAAAACTGATTGAATTGGCTGTAACTTTGGCGTATGATACTAAAACGAACTTTGAAGATGTATTTGCTCAAACTCGTATGTGGGATTCATTGATTAATTGTTATTTGTTGGAACAAAAGATTATTGTACCACCAAAAGAACGCAAAGACAAAGAATCAGCATTTGAAGGTGCATATGTTAAAGAACCACAAGTTGGCAAGCACGATTGGGTCGCATCATTTGACCTCAATTCTCTGTATCCACATTTGTTGATTCAATATAATATTTCACCAGAAACAATTATTGAACCGCACGAATACACATTAGAAATGCGGCGTATTATTTCCGATGGCGTAAATGTTGACAAAATGCTTGACATGAAAGTTGATACAAGCAAATTAGAAGGTGTTACATTGACACCAAACGGTCAATACTTTACAACACGCAAACAAGGTTTTCTTCCTAAAATGATGGAAGAAATGTATGAAGATCGGAAAAAATTTAAGAAGTTAATGATTAAGGCTCAACAAGATTATCAAGTTGAAACTGATAAGAAGAAAAAAGCGGAATTAGAAAAACTAATTGCACGGTATAATAATCTACAACTTGCTAAAAAGGTTTCATTAAACTCCGCTTACGGTGCTCTTGGCTCACAATACTTTCGTTTCTATGATTTGCGTCAGGCACTTGCAGTTACACAAGCAGGCCAATTAAGTATTCGTTGGATTGAGAAGAAGCTCAATCTGTTTATGAACAAATTATTAAAGACAGAAAAAGATTATGTTATCGCCTCAGATACAGATTCGATTTACCTTCGTCTTGGTGAACTCGTTGATAAAGTGTATAAAGAAAAGACGGACACTAATTCAATCATCACCTTCATGGATAAGGTCTGTGAAGATAAAATACAACCGTTTATTGACGAAAGTTATCAAGAGCTTGCTGATTATGTCCACGCACACTCACAAAAAATGCAAATGAAACGTGAAGCATTGGCAGACAAAGGTTTGTGGACTGCCAAGAAACGCTATGCGCTGAATGTGTATAACAATGAAGGTGTTGTGTATAAAGAACCAAAACTCAAAGTAATGGGTTTGGAAATGGTTAAATCATCTACGCCTTCCGTTATCCGTGAGAAGATGAAAAAAGTTTTGAATCTGATGATGATGGGAACAGAAGAAGATGTGCATAAGTTTGTTGCTAATTTCCGTGATGAATTCAATAGATTGCCTCCAGAAGATATTTCATCACCAAGAGGTTGTAATGGCATCGCACAATACTCCGATTCAGTAACATTGTATAAGAAAGGCACACCAATTCATGTAAAAGGTGCAATTCTTTACAATTTTCACTTAAAGCGCCTAGGATTGGAGAATAAGTATCCTATGATCCAAGAAGGCGAAAAATTGAAGTTTGCTTATCTTAAAATGCCAAATCCAGTCAAAGATATGGTAATTAGTTTTCCACAACGATTACCGAAAGAATTGGATTTACAAGAATTCATTGACTATGATGTACAGTTTGATAAAGCTTTCTTAGAACCAATTCGTGTAGTTTTAGATTGCATGGGTTGGAAAACAGAAAAACAAAATTCAATCGAGGATTTTTTCGGATGACACAAGTAATCTTTCCACTTTTAACTGCATTAGCACTTTCAGCTATTGCAGCTTTTTATTCTGTGATTGGTTTAGCACAAATATTTCCTGGTTCTTTTTGGCCAATTATCATTATGGGTGCAGTATTAGAAGTTGCAAAGTTAGTAACAGTATCTTGGTTATATAACAACTGGAAAGCAACAACACGAGCTTTAAAATATTATTTTTTAACTGCCATTGTTTTGTTGATGTTGATTACATCAATGGGCATTTTTGGTTATCTTTCAAAAGCTCACTTAGAATCAAATGTAACTCTTGGTGCCAATACGGTTCAACTAAGAACAGTTGAAGCACAGGAAAAGATTGCTCGTGAAAGATTAAATTATTTGTTGAAGCAAGCTTCTGATCCAGAAAAAATTACTCCAAGGGTTGACCGAGATATTCGTGCTACACAAGCAGAGTTAAAGAAACTTTCTGAACAAAAACTACCTCTGATGGCAGAAGAAAACAAATTGGCGGCCGAGATTGGTCCTATTAAGTACATCGCCGAAATGTTCTATGATAAGGAAGATCCATCATTCATAGATAAAGCTGTAAGAGCAGTAATTATTACAATTATTTTTGTATTTGATCCACTTGCCGTTTTATTGTTGATTGCTGCCCAACAAACATACCGCAAATTAAAACCGCACGAAAAACAAATAAATTGGCCAAAGTTTACCTTTAAAAGAGAAGAAAAGCTTGACAAACAGCCTGATGATGATGTACCATTTAAGCCATACTTAGATACAACTTCAAACGAAATTATACCTAAAGAAAAAATTACACGACTTGACGGAGGTTCATTTTAACATGAGTTTATTAGATAAATTGAAAAAGAATACAACGATTAAAGATTCGTCTATTCTTGCTAAATCCAAATTCTTTAATGAAAAGGATATGATACCAACTGATGTGCCAATGGTCAATGTGGCATTATCAGGTCAATTAGATGGCGGCCTTACACCAGGTCTTACAATGCTGGCAGGCCCATCTAAACACTTTAAAACAGCATTTGCTCTTTTGATGGCATCTTCTTATCAAAAGAAATATAAAGATGCGGTTGTTTTGTTTTATGATTCAGAGTTTGGCACTCCACAAAAATACTTTGAAACATTCAATATCGATATGAATAAAGTATTACATACACCAATCACCGATATTGAAGAACTGAAACATGACATTATGAATCAGTTACAAGGCCTCGACAAAGATGACAAAGTGATTATTGTCATTGATTCAATTGGTAATTTGGCATCACGCAAAGAAGTTGAAGATTCGCTTGAAGGTAAATCTGTTGCAGACATGACCCGTGCTAAACAAATCAAATCATTGTTTCGTATGATTACACCACATCTCACAATCAAAGATGTGCCAATGATCGTTGTTAATCACACATACAAAGAGATTGGTATGTTTCCTAAAGATATTGTTGGCGGCGGCACAGGTTCTTATTATTCTGCTGATACGATTTGGATTCTTGGTCGTCAACAAGATAAAAATGCTGGCGAAGTTACTGGTTATAACTTCATC